GTCACAGCAGGAGCGCCCTGCAGCGCACCCTCAACCAGATAGACCAGGGTGGAGCCGCTGATCTGCTCAGCGCCGAACAGGTCGCGGATTACCAGCGGAGTGCGAGTACCCTCGACCACGCGACGGTCATAGGTGGTAGCAAAGCCAACCGCACCGGCCGGGGTGGTCATAGGATCGGAAGCAGCCTTGAAGGCAGGGGCGGTTACATCGAAGCGCTTGCCAATGTTGGCGGACTTGACAGTCTCCACAAAATGGTCGCCCAGAGTGCGGGCGGCCTTCTTCTCGGCGGGATCGTCGGCGCTCTTGCTGCCGATCATCTTCAGCAGGCCGGCCTTCTCCTCGTCGGCCTTGATCTCGGCCTGGAGGGCCTCGATGTTGCTCTTGTACTCGGCGAGCTTCTGGACGTCGTCCGCCTTGGCGGTGTCCATCTTCTCGGCGAACTCTTTTGCCTCTTTCATCAGGGAGGCGAGCTTTTCCTTCTTGTTCATGGTTTTATTCCTCCGTTTTCAGATTTTTGATGTATTCACGCAGAGCTTCCACTTCCGGATTGCTCGCCTTCTGATCCTCCGGCTTGCCGCCGTTGTCGTCCGGGTTGTCCTCTCCGTCGGAGTCTTCTGCATCGTCTAAAACGCCCTGAAGGAGCGCAATAGCCTGTTTGATCGCGTCCTCATCCGCCTTGCTGTTCCGGCGACCGGACTTGATGTCGGTCACCTCGGCGCGGGGATTCGCGGGGATCGGCACGATGCTGACCTCAAAGAGGTCGATCTTGCGCAGCTCCCACGCCTTGACGCCTTCGTCCAGCTCAACCGGGCCAGCGTCCAGGACGTCATAGGCAAAACTAAACTGATAGACCACGCCTTCCTGCACCAGGCGACGCTTTTCCTGGGCAAGCGGGGCATCAAAAAAGCTCGCTGTCATCAGCGGGCCTTTCTCGGTGTCTTCGATTGTGTCAACTCTGCCGATGATCTGATCCAGATCGTGATTCCAACAGAGAGGGAACGGATGACCGGAGTCCTCGCGCTTTTTGATGGTTTCGGTGAACGCGCCGGGCGCCACGACATCGCCATAGCTGTCCGGGATCCGGTCATAGGTGGAAAAATAGCCGCTGATCGTGCCGGCGTCGTCGCCGGATTTCACCAGGGCAAAATTTTTGGTTTTATGGTTCATGTTCATCCCTCCGTAATTACAACTTCCGTGTAACAGTTGCAGTTGCAAGTTTCATCCGGGCCGAGTGCATCATCACCGGGCCATTTCGCACCGTTGGAAAAGGTGTCGTCAATCGGTACGCGCTCACCGTTCATGGCAGCGTGAGAAGCCCGCGGGTTCGCACCGGTGTGCCATTCCTTCTCAACGGTGCGAGAGAAGCCGCCGCGCCGGGCCTGCTGGCAAGCTTCCAGCACGGCCCAGCCTGCCACAGCCGTGGCGAGAGAGCGGCCGAGCATTGGCGCCTCTGTCTCCGCGCGTTTTTCCATGACGTCGGCAGGGGAGACCGAATCCTCGTCCTCCGGGTCATATTCATCCCTTGCGCGTTTCAGCTTGTCGTAGGTCATCGCGTTTGTGGCCTTCGCACGTCCGAGCGCCATGGCCTTCAGATAATTCCTGGTGATTTCGGCATCGTATTCAGATCCGAGATCTCCCGCAGCTGCCTTGCCGTGCGCGTCGCAGATGGTGTCCATGACTGGCTCCAGATCCGCGGCGAGCTCCTTGTTCCAGCGGTCCTCATCCCACCAGCTGGCGGTCTTTGCGCCGATCTTCGGCAGCACGGAATCCGCCTGGCGCTTGAAGAATTTCTTCAAAACAGCAGTGACGGCGTCGTCTTCCGCTTCATCCGACCGGCCTTTGATGCGAATTTCGGACTGCTTCCGTTTGAAGCGCTCCGCGAGAACATCCGCGAGCCGGTTGACGTCTTCGGCAGCCTTCCCATCCATGTGCGTGTCCTGCGGAGAAGCCTGGCCGCCTGCGATCACGTTCAGCGGCGTGATCAGCTCATCGCCGCCGTCGATGGGCGGGAGGTTATTGTCTGCTCTGGCCTCGTTTCTGGTGAGCCAGGGACCGCCGACGGACGCCTGCAGGATGGAAGCGCGTTCCTCGAAGCTGCCTTTGAGCTTTTCAGTCAAGTCAAATTCGACATAGGTCTCCGGATCTGCGCCGACCATCGGCAGCAGGAAAGAGTTGATTCGCTGCTGGAGCATCTGGATCGTGGGGCCGAGGCAGTCAGAATAGAGCGCCCTGGCGTTGTCTTTCGCGCTGGCGTAGGTCTGGGAGCCGGTGTGCCAGATCAGGTTCGGGTTGATGTGGTATGCAGCCGCGACGTCCTCACGGGAAAGCTGTTTGGCTTCTGCGTACTGCGCTTCCTTCGCATTGAACTGGAATGTTTTAATCTCCATTCCATCTTCCAGCAGCGGCATTTTCCCAGAATTCGGCCCATTTGCGGCCCATCCTTCACGAAAAGCACTGATCCAGCGCTTTCGCTGCTCTTCTTCCCAAGGCTGCACATCCTTCGGCCTGGTAATGTAGGCGTTAAAACGCCCACCAGACTTCCAGATCGCTGTCCGGTACTTGTCCGCCTGCACCTGCTCCATCAACGTCTGCCGTAGGGACGCGATGGGGGCCTGAAATCCAGAAGGATTACCGGGGGAGTAGTACCGGAACTGCACGAATTCGGAGCGCGGGATCTTAATATAGGAGCCGTAGCCGTTTGTGGCCTGCACCTTCAGCACGTCCGGCGCATAATTGGTGAGCGCGTCAGACTCCATAATCCATTCGCGGGGGATCAGGCGGAGCTGGTGACCGCTTGGGCTGTCCGGATCCGGAAGCACCCAAACCGTGGCAACACCCATCAAGTAGAGTTCGGTCAGGAGCGAGTTGACAAACTCGTAGCCGGTTTGGTCTGCGTTTGGCCTGTAAAGCAGCTGCGCCGCCACGCTGGTTCTATCACGGACGCGGTCATTTTCACCGTTCCGCTTGTAAACCTTCAGCGGCAGCTGCGCCACGCTGTCGGCCAGAAAGGAGACAACCGCGTGCAGATTCGCCTGGGTAGCGTAGAGCTCGCGTGCGGTCATGCTACCAACCAGCGGCAATTCCTCCGGGCCAAAAACAATATTGATTTCCTGCCGTCGCCCAAAAAGGTTCCGCAGGCTCTGGATAATTGCCATTCATTCACCCTCTTTAGATGAAAACCGGCCCCGCTCCTTCAGCGTAGGCCGATTGATATATTTTCTTCTTTTCTTCCTGCTGCCCCAGCCGCGTAGCCCCTGCGAATGCAACAAAGCAAGCGAACAGTGGGGAAATATCGTCCGGAGACTTTGCGCGATCAGGTACTTCCACGCCGGCGCCAATAGCGCGGAGCTGGCAAGTCTTTGCAGGCGTGTCCAAAACCGGCTGCGGAAGGTGATAGATCCTCATGCCGCCCCGCGGTGCCTCTCCGTCTTTCGGAGGCGTACCAGCGGCCACAGCATCCCAAAACCGGCCCCAGCCGGCAGTCAGATCTCCGGCCTCAATCGGGATCCTCGTGATCCCGTCGAGCGTGCAGATCTGCTCCGCCAGTCCTGTGACCGGAGCGCCACGGCTCTGGAAGGCAAGCCGCATCGGACCGCGCTGGGCTCTGGCCCGGAACCAGTCAACCGCCCATTCGACGCCGACGCGCCTGGCGACGACCTCGATGTGATAATTACCATCTTCACGCTGGCCAGCCACAGAAATAGAAGTCCAGGTCCGATTCGCTGACAGATCTATGCCGTATGTCAGCTCTGACTCCGGCGCGATCCTGGACGTCTCGTCCACTCCGGCCTCCCAGGCGCCGTCCGGAAACGGTTGCGGGAGGGAAGATTCTACCCATTGGCAGAGACATTCGGTGCGAAACACGGTTTCCGGATCTGTGGCCATTGCGGAGCGAATCGCGCGTTCTGTCAGAAAGCCATACCCGAGTGATGGGTTTGCTTGCGCCCATTGCTCTTTATCGAGCAAATCGCACCCCGGAGCCGCTGACCACTCAAAGATACCGAGCGATTCGTCAATATCTTCGCCACCGAGCGCGCTGCGTGTCTCCGCAATCCCGTCAGGATCGCCAACGGAAGCATGAGCTTGAGCGCGTAAATGTCTCAAAACAACACTGGTTACATCTCCCGCGTTGCTGAGACCAAACAAAATAGCGGTTGGTCTTGCCATCATCGTTT